AACCGAGTGCGGTGGCGGCAATCGATGCGAGGTCTTCGCCGGCCGCCAAGCCGGCCATGACTCCTGTCAGGGCGGTGTAGGCGCCGATCAGTCCACTCACGATGGCTTGCAACAGCATCGCGGTGCTAATCGCGACAAACCCGCCGGCGACGGTGAGCAGCATCGGGCCAAGCACGTTCATGTGCGACGAGAGCGCCTGCACGAGTCCCACGAGGTCGTGCGCGGCGGGGTTGATTCCGTTGGCGAGGGTGCCCACGAGGGGAGTGACCACCGGCAGCAGTTGGGTGCCGATGGTGATGCCTGCGGCCTGCACGCCAGCCTTCAGATCATCCATCTTCGTGTTGAAGTCCGCTTGGACCAGATTCCACCCGGAGACCGCGTTGCCGCCATGCTCGTAGGCTTGCGAGATCGCCGCCAGATTGGCCTCGTACGTGGCCATGCTGCCGCCAGTCAGTTCCAGGGCTGCCTGCATGGATTTGGTGCCGCCCACCATCTCGGCTAGGGTCGAGATGTACTTCTGAGAGCCCACAGGGAACTTGTTCGACAGGTCATCGGTCATCATGGCCAAGGTGCCCTGGAGCCCGTTCTGCCGCAGAGAAGCGCTGACGTCTGCGGCAGTGAGTCCGATCGACGCCATCGCAGCCTGGGCCTTCGCAGACGGGTTCTCGAGCATCAAGATCGTCTGCCGCAGGTAGGTAGCTGCGTCTGCTGCAGGCGTGCCCTGGGCGGTCATGGTAGCAATCGCCGCGGAAACGTCGGCGAGCGAGATCCCGGCCGTTGATGCTGCCGGCAGTACCGCGCCGAGCGAGCTGGCGAGGTCCTGCATGTGCATCTTGCCCGAGGCGACAGTGGCGATGAGGTCGTTCGTGACCGCTGTGGCGTCCGCTGCAGGCAGGTGATATGCATTAAGCGCGGAGGTCAGGGCATCGGCTACGGTGGCCATGTCGGCGCCTCCGACCTTGGCGCCCTCGGCGGCCGTCTTCAGCACTTCGAGCCCAGCAGCGCCGTGATAGCCGGCCGACTCGATCATGTAGAGGCCCTGAGCGAGCTCCTCGGGTGTCTGGCCGACCTCGCCAGCCATCGCGAGCAAACCGTCCCGGATCATGCCGATGTTCGACTCTGCCTCGCCGGCCCCTGTGACCAGTTGCGTCAGTTGGTTCTGGAAGTCGCCGGAGATCTTGATGGCCGCGATCCCGCCAGCAAAGACCCCTACCGCCGCACCCAAGATGCCCAGCTGACCAGCGACGGAGCCGAAGCTCGAGTTCGCGTGTGCCGCCGCACTATCGGCCGCCATGGCGGAGGACTCGAGGCCGGCGAGGTATTGAGTGTTGTCGAGCCCGAGCTTGCCAACGAGCGACCACAGGGTGCCCACTACCGCGCTCCGAACTGCGCCGCGAAGGCATCCATCTTCTGCGCCAGGCGCTCACGCTCGCGGTCGCGCAACTCGTCCTCGTCCACACCGTATTCCGGCAGAAAATCCGCAGGGGTGAACGGCTTGCTCTGCTTCTCCGGGTTGCGGTTGGCGTTGGCTATGAGGGCGGCGAGAATCGCCATGCGCATGTCAGCCCGGTCCCCACCGAAGGGCTCGAGGCGGTTGAACGCCATCCACTCCGCGAATTCGCGCGAGCCGACTCGCTCTTGGACTTCCGCGACCGAGCATCCCAGCGCCAGTGCTAGGCGGAACCAGAACCGGCGCTCCGGTCTTTTCCCAGCTCGGCCACCATCTCGTCGATGTCCGATTCGCTGAGTCCGGACAGGCGCCGGGCGACGTCCGCAATCCGCTCGAGAATGGCCGAGGACTTCTCGCCCAACCACTCCTCATCGCCATCGTGGAAGAGACGATCACCGGTTTCCGTGACGCAGGAGCGCACGATCAGCTTCGCCCGAATGTTCTGCAGAGAGACTTGGGCCTTCTTGCCCTTGCCCACCATGAGCGAGGCCTCGAAGTCATCGCGCCCCTTGCCCGTCAAGCCCCGCACCAGCACGGATCCATTCCACTCGGGGATCTCCACCCGCTCCGTCTCGATACCTGAGGGTGCGCCCTTGAGCGTCGCACGCGACAGGATGGGTGCAGGGGCCGGCTGCGACCGGTCCGGCCCCTGCGGCGCCACCGGGTTCTCAGTGGCCACCCCGGCGGATGAGGTTGCTGTTGTGGTGTCGCTGTCCACGCGTGTTGCCTCCTGTTAGAAGTTGGTGGTGGTCACCGCGCCGCTGATGGTCAGCGTCATGTCCCACTCCAGGATCCCGTCGACCGGGGCCGTCTGCTTCAGGTCCGTCACGAACGCAGCGAAGTTCCAGCGAGTGGCCGCCCCGTCCTGGTTCTGGATTCGGAAATTGCGCAGGGTCTTGTTGAGCAGGTCGGCGAGCAGGCCGGTCGTGCTGTTCTGGGTCGGGGTCGACGGAATGGCATTGCATTTGAAAGTGACCGTCCCGCCGTCCTTGATTGTCGCCACCTTCTCGGCCCACGCGCCCGTGCTCGACTGGTTCGTCGCGTCCTTGGTCGTGACCTTGATCTGAGGGCCCGTGATGTCCTTGACCTCAGCCACGGTGGTGAAGTTCTCGGGGTTGGCGCCATCTCCCTTCTGGAGGAGAAAGCCCGGCCCTGCGGTTGCCTGCGTCATGTCTGTCCTCCTTTAGGGCATGCCAGGGAGCGTCACAACGTCGATCAGGACGTTGGCGCTCGATGCGTCGATGTACAGGTTGCCATCGGCCTGGCGCCACTCCGACGGCCGGAAGGGGCCGAAGACCGCCTTCTTGCCGGCGGGGATGCTGTAGGCCGTGATGTCGCCGGTCCGGTTGAACGCATCGGCCACCGAGTGGAAGGTCACGGTCTGCGCGCCGACGTCAGTGTTGTGGACGATCACCATCTCGCGCCCAGTGCAGGGCGTCGAGTTGAAGTTGACGGCGTCGGCCGCCTGGCCGGTCAGCTGCGCCGATCCGGCACCAAGGGGAAGCACCGGCTTCGAGCCAGGCGGGGAGAATGCTGCGATCGCTGTGCGCGCCATGGATTAAGCCTCCTGCTTGATGTGCGGGTCAGTGAAGCGGCCTTCATGCAGGGCCGTCTGCCGGCGGCTGAGGACGTGCAGGTGCACGTCAGCCGCGCCTTCGACCGTCGAAAATGAGCAGTGGGGACAGCCGTAGTTCGGCAGCCCGTGCCAGTCGCCAATGCGGTAAAGCTGCTCCAGCTCGGCATTGGACGCCGGCGGTGATTCCGGCGGAATATCGGACTCCGGCTCCTGGTCGACAAGCGAGCCCGTTTCCTCGAGCTGGATCTCCTCGTCCACGTTGCCCTTGACTCGCCTCGTCACACTGCCTCCTCGGTCCACATGAGGAACTCCACCGGGCGCCAGTACAGCCCCGAGTCCGGATCGCGCTGGTCACTCCAGGCATCCATCACCGCCGACGCCACGGTCGCGCCAAGCTGGCGGCGATTGAGTGCGGCGACGACCTTCTGTGACAGATCCACGCTCTGAGCGTACGTCGAACCCCAGCAGTTCAATCTAATTCGCGGGCGCGCCAGCTCTGACGTCTGCGTCCGGGACTGTGGGGCGCTGATGACGTGATACGAGATCGCCGGGAAGACCACCACGTCCTCGGGCAGCACGAGTGGGTAGATGCGGACAACCGCGCCGTCCTTGCCCTTCGCCGGCGTGGTCAGCATGGGCCCGACGACGGGATCCACCGACAGGGCATGGAACACGACGTCGGCGATGCTCATCGCGCCACTTTCGCCGCCCGCTCTCCCAAGAGGCGCTCCACCTCCCCCTGGGCAGCCGGGCCGGTCTCATCGAATGCCGGCTGTGCGCTCGGCCGCGCCGCCATGTGCCGCGTCCCCAGTTCCAGGTAGACCGGATACGGCGGATCGGTGATGTCGGTGCCGATCGCTATCGTGCACCCGGCCGGCGTCTTCTCCTCGGTCTCTATATGGATCGAGCGTCGGTAGGTTCCGGTGCGGATCGGGGCCCGCTCCTTCCAGTCGTTCTGGATCAACATTGCCCCGCCCTGGAGGGATTCCTCGAGCACGTCGGGGCCGGCAGCCTCTACGAGGGCCTGGAAGGCCATCCGCATCTCGGGCAGTCCGTCGAAGAGCAGCATCAGTCCGCGCTCCCCAGTTCGCCCTCGGGGGTGAAGAAGCGTCCGATGAGCATGGTCGCCGGCGAGGCATTGCCGAACTCCAGGCCGACGATGTCGACGTAAAGCCCATTGGACAGCGCCGCTCGCATCCGCGCCGTCACCTGCGGGAAGAGCCCCTTCAGCAGCACCCGGCAGTTGACATCCTCGTCGGTCATCAGATTGGTCCGCTTTTCGATGCTGGCGATGTCGTCCAGGGCGCAGGGGATGTTCTGGCATCCCGGCAGCGGGTACCAACCGTGGACCGCCTGCCCGTACTGGTCTTGGGTCGTAGCCGGCGCCTGGATGGTGCACGTCAGCTGGAAAAAGCCGGACTTATCGAGCGCATCCAGCAGCTTGGGGGACACGATGGAAGGGGCCTGCATCAGAGCAGTGGGTTCTCCCGCAGCAACTCCTTGGCAAGGCGCTCGCGCTCGCTGAACTCGTCGAACACCATCTCGGCGTAGTCGAAGGGTGTGAGCCCATCGTCCCAGCCAGCCTGGTACTCATCCTCAAGCTTCTGCGCCTGCACCTCGAGCTCCTTCGCGAGCATCGCGCCGTTCGTCGTCAAGCCGAGCATCTTGACCACCTTCAGCGTGCGCATCTCGCTGACGGCGATGGTGCGCAGGCACCGCGCACCCGCCAGGCGGACGCTGGACTGGTAGAGGTTCAGGATCGCCTCGATCTCTTCGTCCGTGAAAGTCGGATTGGCAAGGTCGGTGTCGAAGCACAAGAAGCGAACCTGGCCCACCTGTGTCGTCGGGTCGTACGTTGCGGTCAATCAGCCCTCAGAGAGAAAAGGGCCCGGCACAGCGCCGGGCCCTGCGGTTGGGAGGGGAAGGAGCAGCCTCTCTTAGACACCCGCTCCGTTGCTCGCCACGGCCATCTTCGGGTCGACCTGGGTCCCACCGAGGATGTGGCGGATGCGGTAGCGGATCGAGTCGGTGTCGAAGTCGCCGTCCGTCGGATTGACGACTCCGCCGGCGCCGACACGCACGGCGTTTGGTTCCTTCATCCAGATCTCGGGCTCGTTGTGCCCCCGGAGGAAGCCGACCTCGAAGGCTGGCCTCTGGTCCGGAGAGGGGTCCGCGATCAGGAACCAGCTCGTCATCCCGTTCGCGCCGGAGGCCACGATCGGGATGTAGGCGCTCACGTGGAGCGTCACACGATTGCGCATCCAGTTGACGGTGTGCACCTGCTGGTTCGCATTCCCACCATCGGCGGCATTCAGCCACAGCTCGGTGGCGTTGAGGATGTTCTCCGCGGTCACCTGCAGCGCCGGCGGCACCACCAGATGCACAGCGTCGATGGTGATCGGCTCGCCATCCAGGTCGCGCTGCTGGCTCAGCACCGTGAACGCGTCGTGCAGCGCCTGGATGCTGAGAACGGGATTGTTCGAGCTGGCGCCGTTGGCGATGTCCACCTTGTTCTTGTTCGCGTCCGAGAAGAAGGTGGCATTCGGGCCGTTGGCATCGCAGAGCAGGCCCACCGCGAACTTCTCTTCGGTGCGCAACGCCGCGCGGGCGAAGCGCGCTGGAATGTCCTTCAGGGCGTCCAGGTCATCGTTGATCATGTCCTCGAACGCGAAGGGGATCGACCGGCCGTACTTCTGCACCGCGTAGGTGTAGACGGCGTCGGTGATCTTCGACTCGGGATACTCCTCCTGCTGGTTGACCACCGCCAGCACGGCCTCCGAGCCGTTGACCGCGAACCGCTTCACGGTACGGAAGTCGGCCACCGTGGCGATCCGCGCCCAGCTGCGGTAGGTCGGATCGGTTGCGCGGTAGTTCGCCAACAGCTGCCGGTCGATGATGTCGCCGAACAGCAGGGGGAAGTCGCTGGTGGTCAGCGCCTCACGGAGGTGGTAGATCGGCCGGCGGCCTTCCAGCACGTCGGCGTAGAAGTCGATCGCCTCCTTGAGGTAGCGCTGGTAGTCGGGATTCGCCTGGCGCCGGGAGTGGCGCCCAGAGCGCGACTCGCCGCCGAACAACTTCTCGACTGACGCGTCCTCGGCGCGGAGGGATTCGACCAGGGGCAGGAACTCGTTCTTCATCGCGGCCCTCCTAATAGCCGAGCTTCACGTCGATGGCGCCGCTGGCGCCACCGGCGAGTGCTGCGAGGGCATATCCGAAGCGGACGCCCGTGTTGTCCTTGCAGATGACTGAGGTGGCGTGCCCGACCTTGTAGTAGAGGATGTCCCCCACTGCGATCGCGTTGTTCCCAGCGCCGTCAGTCGCGACCGCGGTCAGGGTGTACACGCCCTGACAGTCGACGATGTTCGAGAGATCTGCGGCCTGGGCCGTCAGAGCCACCGCTGGAATCTGCCCGATGAGGCACGGATCACCACTGTTGACTCCGCCCGCGCTTGGCGTGAGGTGGAGCTGGCGGCCGAGTGCACGCTTGCGATTTGCAGCCATTGACTAGTTCCTCCCGCGCGCGGCGCTCGCCGCGGCCTTCTCGTCGAGCCCGAGTCGCGCGAAGGACTCGGCCAGGTTCACCTCGTCACCCGCACCCGTGTTCGCGCCCATGCCACGCACATTGCCGGTGCCGATGACCTTCGATAGGTACTCGGCCTCGGTGGCGATGGCCTCCTTGATGGTCTTGCCGAAGGCGTCACGATCCAGTTCGCCATCCTTGGCCGGCGGGTTGGCCACCAGCGACTCACTGAGTCGCGCGATGGTGATGTCGGGCAGATTGCTCTCCCTGAGCCGCTCTGCCACGAACACCTTCGCCTCACTGAGGATGTATCGCTCCTCAGCACGTGCGGCGCGGTCCTCCGCCTCCTTCAGCTTCTTCTCGTCCACGGCGTCCTCCTGCGATGACGGTGATGGGTTGTGAGCACGCCCCCTGGCGGACTCGAAGAGCGAGACGATCTCGCCTCCAGCTCCAGGAGCGGTGACAAAGTCGATCGACTGCGCGGCGATCAGCTTCTCGATGATGGTTCCGGTCTTGCCTTCCGCATCACCGCGGTGCCCCGCGCCCATTGCACGGATCGACACACCGATGTGGCCGGCCAGTTCGTTGACTGCTTCCTGGTAGCCGCTGAAGACCTTCGCATCCGCGTACAGACCCGGGCCTTCTGGCCCGGCATCCAGCCAGCGCGCGTCCGACTCCAGCTCGGCAGCGAGGTCGCGGATGCTGCGTTCCGGCCGCTCCGCCTCCTCAGTGACAGTCGGGTGATCCCAGAACATCTTGGTGCCCTTGGTGAACACCTTCGGCCCGTCGCGTTCGAGAACCTCCTGCGGGTAGAAGCCGCTCGAGCCCCAGCCCGGCTTGATGATCTTCACTTGCGCCGTGCCGTCGCGGCGTATCGCGGCCTCACGCAGGATGATCGCGTCACCGGTGACGTCGAAGCCGTCTGAGAGCGACTCCTTGATGCCCTCCGGCATGTCGTCGGCATCCTTGCCGGGATTCGCCTTTGTCCACGCAGATCGAACCGCCGCCTTGACCTTGGCGAGATCCCCGGCGGGGATGTCGACCTTCTGGCCGCGGAATCCCTTGCCGAGGGCCGCTGCCGCCGCGCCCACGATGCCGGGATCCGGATCGCCACCGGGTTCCTTCGTCAAGCGCAACTTCCACGTGCTGGGCTTCTCAGGGTCCGGCACATACGCGTAGTCGCTGGCCGGAAACCCCTGGCCATCCTCGGTCTTCTTCGGTGCATCCGCCTCGCGCAGTCGCGCGACCTGGTCGGCCATCGCAACAAGCGCGTCGCCGGCAGACTCATACCAGGGGCGATACCAAGGATCGCCAGGTCCGTCCTCATCGGGCTCACCGATCTCCGCCATCTCAGCCTTGACCCACGCGGCTACTGCGTCATAGGCCGCCTCGAGCTGAGCAATCTGATCGGCCTCGCCGACCTCGTCGCCAATGATCAAAATCAGTTGCGCGAGGATGCGCGCGCCCGCCGCAGCGTCATCGGCTGAGCCGCTGTTGGACTCACGCAGCGCCTCCAGCATGTCGCCGGCACCATCGCTGCCTTCGCCGCCGTCAGGATCTCCATGGGGCGAGTTGTCGGCAGCGGCCAAGAGGTCGGACAGAGCTTGGTGCGCGTCCTTCACCAGCTTGTGGTTCTTGCTCGAGAGAACCTTGCCCGCCTCGCGGATGAACGCCTGGAGCGCCGCGGACTCCTTCACGTTCTGGGCCAGCTTCGTGGCCGCCTCGATGGCGTCCTCCCGTGACTTGCCGTCGCGGAGCGCCTTGTTCGCGACCTTGACCCAGGTGGTGACCTGGGTTTCAGAGAGCCCCTCGGGGGCATCGGCCTTGGTGAACTGGTCCGCCATGCCTCGGACGCTAGCAGCGGTCCGCCGAGTTCTTATGCACCTTCGCCGTTCATGATTCCGCCGGAATCACCGGCGCCGGCGGCGCGATAGAGCTCCGTGCATCGGCAGCGTGGGTGCGCCAATGGCGCATCGTCCCCCGAGGAGTGCGGCTCATCGACCGGGATCCAGCCATCGCCCTCGTTCATCTCGCAGTCGTCCGAGACGCGATCGTCGCCGGCCGTAAGCCAGCTCTTCTCCATCGCCGTCCCGGAGTCGCGCAGGTCGAGCGCGACCGCCTTGGATCCGGCCTCGTATGCCTGACCGGTCTCGTAGGTCGCGATCACCTCCGCGCGCGTCGGTCCGAAGTCAGCGAAGGCGTCGGTGATGCTCGAGGCGATCTGGCTGTAGCTGAGTCCGTCGCTGAGGCCAGCGGTCAGCAGGTCAGCCAGCTTCGCCTGGGTCGTGTCGTCGATGCGGCTGACCGCATCCGCGGCATGGTCTGCCAGGTAGGCCACGGCTCGCGGGTTGGCCAGGTCGAAGCTGCCCTCGGCCCCAAGGCTCGTCAGGGTCGCGGTTGCACCCTGTAGGAGCGAGCCTCGGATCACCTGGTCGAGTGCTTCGGCCGTCTTCTTGGCCGTGGCTGCGGCGATCGACGCCCAGAGCGGCTGCCAGGATCCGAAGATCGACTCGCGCAGCCGGCGGCGAGATTCCTTCGTGGTGGTCTCGGGGAAATGCGCCTTGATGCCTTCGAGCGCCTGCACGAATGCCCGGCCTTGTGAGGCGAAGCGATCTTTGAAGACGCGCTCCGTGGTCCGCTGGTAGCTCCTGAGCGCCTTCTGCTTCTGGGCCGCGCGATCCGCCTCGAGCAGCGTCTGCAGCGCCCTCGCTACCTCGCGGGCTTCGTGGAGCTGGAGACCGTCTTCAGTGGACTTCTGTCGCCGCCGCCGGAGGGGCCACATCAGGCCGCGGCGGCGCGCTCGTGGATCCGCGTCAGGACCTCACGCAACATGCGGAGCGCCTCCTGCGTCGGCGTGTCCTGTGGCTGGCTGTCGCCCGATGGCGTCGGATACGCAGGATCGCCAGGCTTCGGCCCTGTCGGCGCTGGCGCGGGAGCCAGGCCTGGCGTTGCGGCTGCCATGTCGCCGTTGTCGGGGAACAGCTCCTCGAGGAGTTCGTCCACCTCGCCGACGCCGAGGGCATCGAACAGGAGCTTCGACGTGGTCCGCGGCGACATGGTGCCCGCAGGGATCCCCGGCGCATTGAGCGTCGCTCCCTGCACGATCGCCTGGACTCGCGAGAGCACGTCCCGCTCCAGAATCTCGGGGAAGCTGATCTCGATCGTGCGGTCAGTCTCTTCGCCGGTCTCATCCGGCGCGAGGGCCACCCGTGACTCACCGCTGAAGCGATCCATCACGAGCTTGCCCTGCAGCGGCCCATTGGGCCGGAGAGCCGCCTGATCGATCACGTAGTTGAGGAGGTCAGCGAAGATGTCGGCCCACATCGTCTGGCGGTTTCGCATCTTCAACTCTGTCGGCCGGTCGAGCGACTTCGCTGTGGCGTAGTTGCCCACGTCGGCGTTGCCGGCCAGGATCGTCTCCGGCAGCCCCATGCCAGCCGCGGCCATCAGCCAGAGCCGCGCTCCCTCCTCGGGTGAGGGCTGGGCGCCGGCTGTCTTGATCGGCTCCAGCGCAGCTCCGTCCGTCGAGATGAAGGTGGAGCCCTTCGTGGCCGGCGGATTGACCTCAGTGGCGCTGCCTTGGTTCTGCCCGACGGTCGTGGAGAGCTTCGTCTTCGTCGCGGCCACGCCCTTCGGGCCGCCGCCCTTGAGCGTCAGATTCCAGGCGAATCGAGCCAGCGCGCGCCGGAGCGTCGCGTAGTCCTCGAGGTCCTCCTTGACCGCGCGGGCCCAGTCGAGCGCGGAGTAGATCTCTGGCACTCCGTAACGCATGTCGCTGAACCCACCGGCCTTGACGTGGTAGATCGGCGTGTCCCAGTTGACCGGGACACCGTCGATCGTGCGGGGCTTGCTCCGCGGGTTGTAGGTCCAGTCCGGATAGAAGGCGACGCTCGGATCACCGACTGAGGACCCGCTCGCGGGGTCGAAGTTGTAGACCGTCCACTGGCGCTTGTAGTACCAGGGCTCTTTGCTGTCCTCCGGGTTGCACACGATGTCGAGGATCTCGTCGGTGTGGATCGAGCGCACGCGCACGAAGCCACTGGAGGCGTCGGTGAAGAGCGCCAGGAAGATGTTGCCGTGGACCTGGAGCTCCATCTCGTTGACGAGCCGCGCCATGTGCCCGGTCAGCACCTGGGAGTTGCGCCGGTCATCGAGGAAGGCCTGGATGACGTCGTTCACACTCGGGGTCTTCGCCTGGATGTTGGCGCCCTGGCCCCAGACGTAGTCAGCCTGCACTCGCACGCCGTGGTTGATGAGCGGGTTCTTGAGGAAGCTGAGCCGCGCAAGGCGGATGATCTTCCGCAGTCCCTCCCGCGTGAACTCGCGTTCGTAGCCGAAGGTGACGCGGAGCCAGCCGGTGTCCTCGAGCGCCAGCTCCAGCTCAGCCAGTCGCTCCTGGAGGAGCTGCACCGTGTCGGCGTACTGTCCCAACTCCTGCTCGCGAATGGCGAGCAGCGCGTTCGGATCCGGCGCGGCTTCCCGCGCCTTGACTCGGCGGGATCGCGTGCGAGCGGGCAAGAGCTACCTAGGAGGTGGCTTCGGTCTGATCGCCCGGCGCCGGCGACTCGCTGGCATCCGCGGGCGCCGGCCGAGTCGGCTGCTGCTGCGAGTCCGTCTGGTGGACGCTCATCGGCTGCTGCTGCGAGTCCGTCTGGTGGACGCTCAGGGTCACCTGGTGCGCGGCGTAGTTGTCGTGGTTGACATTGCCGGGGTTGAAATGACCGGTGAGGCTCACCGCGATGTTGCCGACGCGTGCATCCGCTGCCACGGCCTTCGCGAACGCCAGCACGTGCTCGTGGAGCGACTCCGCGAATGCGCGCGCCTCGGAACCGAGTTGGTGGAGGCGCGCCGTCAGGGCCTCGGGCTCCGGGGCCGCCGTCTCGATGTCCGCGGCGGCCATCGGCGCAAAATGGATGCTGAAAGTGCGGTTGGGGTCGCCCATCGGTGCCTCCTGTGTTATGAGCCAGTCTTCCGGCTCAGACTGGCATCGATCCGCTGAGTTTGTGATGCCTCAGAGGATGGTCGCGAGGATCTCGATCGTCTGGATGTCCGCCGGCATCTGGGTGCCGTCACCCCAGGTGGCCATCGCCTGGAGGTCATAAAAGCCGGGGGTCGCGATATCACCCGCCGAGAAGGCGTAGGTGAACTGACCCTGGGGCGCATTCGTGATGTGCACTTGGCCTGCGCCCTGGAACGGGGCGGGCGTCCCGGTGTGGGAGCGGAACATGACCGTGATCGTGGCCCCCGTGATGTCTACCGGGTTGTCGTTGTCGTCGAGGAACTGGCCGGCGATGGGCTGGTGGGTAGACCGAGTGTAAAGCGGGGTGATGCTCACGGCAGCTGCTCCGGCTCCTGGTCATCGCGGACTCTCATCTTCGCCGTCATATCACGGGTGAGCAGGCTTGCCGCCATGTCGCGCACCCGGAGCGTCGTGGCCATCGAGCGCACGGCGATGGCCGCCGCCATGGCACGCACCCTGAGCACCAGGTGGATGAAGCTCAGCGGCAGCGGGCCGATGACGCCATCCGTGCCCTCGACGTGCTCCGTGATTCCGCGGGAAATGTGCGCGGCTCGGGCCACGCTGTCGCTGACGGTGGTGGACTCCGAGACCGAACGTGGCGCGGAGATCTGCCGCGACGCCGCGTCCGTGGTGGTCATGCTCTCGGCCACGCCACGGCTGCCGGTGAAGGCTCGCGCGATGGCATCGGTAGCGGGCTGGAGCTGCTCCAGGGTATTTAGCAGGACAAGGCGGAAGCGAGCCCAGGCGTCCACAGGCGGCGGCACTGACTCAGAGATCGACCGGGTCTGGACGAGGTGGCGCATGGGCGTGTCAGAGACTGAGGCGGTCTCGCCGATCCCGCGCGACTGCGTCAGGGCTCGCTGCTCCGCGTCGGTCGCAGAGGCCGTTTCGCCGATGGCGCGGCCCAGCGCGGTGACGCGTGACACGGAGTCGGTCGGGGCTGGGAGCGCCTCGGACACAGCGAGCCGCAGCGAGAGATCGCGAGTGGATGCATCCGAGATCGTCGTCGCCTCATTGAGTTGCCTGCCCTGCGTGAGGGCACGCGACACCGAATCGCTCGCCGACGCCGACTCGGGGTCATTGCGGCCCTGCGCGAGACTGCGGGTCACCGCGTCACTGACAGCGAGCGCCTCACTCGATCCCCGGGCCTGGGCGAGGGCCCGCCCCGGTGAGTCAGATGTGCTTACCGCTTCGGCCGCAGCGCGTCGGCGTGCGACCTGCCGGGTGATGGCATCCGACGCTGTGGCTGTCTCTGTGAGTGAGCGCGCCTGGACGAGTGCCCGCACCTCGGAATCGGACGCGCTCGTGACGGTCTCTGACGTCGCGCGGGCCTGGACCAGCGCCCGCGTTGTTGCATCTGACAGGCCGGCCACTGTCTCGGACACTGCGCGCGACTGCACCAGAGCCCGGCTCTCCGCATCGCTCGGCGGCGCGCTCTCCGAGATGGCGCGCGACTGCACCAGAGCCCGGCTCTCCGCATCGCTCGCGCCCGTGATGGACTCCGACACTCCGCGGGCGGACGCGAGCACCCGCGCTGCCGTGTCGCTTGAGCTCGCGGTTTCACTGACGCCGCGGGAATAGGCAGTGGTGAACAATTCGGCGTAGGCCCAGACCTCCATGACCTCAGCCGTGACCGGGCTAGTGGCGCCCGCGTTGGTCGTAAGCCGAAAGGCGAAAGACGAGAGATTGCCTCGCGCATATGCCGCGATGGATGCCACGGCAATCTGGTGATCCGTGGTCGTCGTTGTATGCGCGGCAATGGCTGCAGAGCTAACTGCGGTGTCAGTCTGATCGCGCACCTCGAATGTCCATGTGTCCGTCTGTCCCGGATGACCGCTTCGCGCCCAGCCGTATACGGCCTGCGGGGCACCCGTGCCTCCCGGTGAGCCCCAGCCCAGTTCCTCGATATTGGTGGCACCCACGGTCCCCGGAAAGATGTAAGTCGAGTCGCTCTGATCGGACAGGTGGCCGTACTTGGTGCCTGACGGCGGCGTCCCCGACCACTGGCTGTGGCCGTTGACGTCATCTGAGGCCGGCGGGATCAAGACGAGGAAGTGCCCGTCCGTGATGTCCGCATTGGTGTCGTCCACGATGAGGTCATCGATGAAGGCCTCGCTGGTGCCACTGCCGACAGGCGTGTATACCGCCACGATGCCGCAGTCGACGGAGCTCGCCGAGCCCGCGGTTACAGCCTGGGCAGTCTGGGCTGAGGTCGTAGTTGTGGCGTCGATGCGCATCGTGAGTTTGGCACTGGGATTCGTGCCCGTCAGGGTGTCGGTGCGGAGCACGAACGAGTGCCATGCCCCCGCCGTGATCGCAACGGACGCCGTGGAGGCCGCTGAAGACGTGCTGTCGCACAAGAAGCCTCGCGCGGTGTAGTTCCCACTGCCGTCGACGGCGACGCGGAGCTCCATGCTGGATGTGCCATTGCCGCCGTCGTGCGAATAGGAGGCTGTGACTCCGAACAGCATCCCTGCGATCACGAAGGTCTGGTTGTTACTGAGGCCCGCGGGGATGAAGAACCGGCCCCGCATCGTCACCGCAGTCCCGGTTGGGAGATTGGAGGTGACGGTGCCCTTCGCCGAGCCCGACGTGGTTTCGGTGCCGGCCTGGACGACCTTACCGTGCCAGCTGCGTGATCCCGAGTAGGCCTGCGAGGCCGAGGTCTCGAAGAGCGCCGACGGCGCCCCGCCGGTCCCCGTCGGCGTGGTCGTTGAGACGGCGTCCAGCTCCCCGGTGCTGGTCGCGTTGTTGATCTCGGCCCCGGTGGCGCATCTGCGCGCCACGGCTCAGGCCTGGATGGCGAAGGCCAGAGGATCGAGGCTGGTGATGGTCACGCTACCGGGCTCACCGTCGGCGCTGAGCCGGTTGTTGACCCAGTCTTGCTGCTCCTGCGCCGTGGTGCCCTGCCACTGACTGGCCGGCAGCTGGTAGCAGTTCGCACTCGGGTGGTCAGCCGCCGCCAGGTGCACACCGGCGGACCCATCATGGCACTCGGTGCTGATTCCGGCGTAATCAGCCATCGTCAGATCGAAACAGTGACCGTCTGGGCACAGGTGTCGCCGGCGACGACCTGGGGCGGCGACGGCTCGGCTGCCTCGAAGATCATCGGTCCGTGCGCGATTCCGGAGCTGGCGTAGTTGGTGGCCCCATCCCACGACGAGGCGGCCACCGCCCCCTTGTTGATGTTTGAGCTCGCGCCCGCGGGGTTTGAGGTGTAGGTGTTGCTGAGGGTGAAGCTCATCTGACCGGCAGTGTGTGCGTAGGTCGCGACCGCGCGCACGAGGCCGCTGTCCGTTGATGAGATGAACTCGCCCGCGAGGTACTGATCTCCGCTCGCAGGCGCCGTGCCGTCGGAGCTGAGCGCCAGGTAGAAAGCCCGTGCGTATCCGCCGATGGCATAGGTGGCATTTGCCGCCGGCGTGGAGCCAGTGGTGCCCGGAGCAGTCGCCGAGTGCCACTTGTCCACGGTGACCACCGTCGCCGTGTTCTTCATGATCACGCCGTAGACGGCGCCGCTCCAGATGACGCGGCCCGTCAGGTCCGATGCCCCCGTCGGGAATGCTGCCCCGGTGTCGGTCATCGAAGTCGCGGTGTAGCTGACGTTGGCCCCGGTGCCGGTGTAGCCATCCGCGCTCGACATGAGCGCGGCCTGCCAGTCGACGCCACCGATGACGCCACCGCCGCGGGTGGGGTTGGTGCGCAGGTTGCAGTGGAAGTCCCAATCCTTGACGACGTCGTCGCCCCGCATGACCTTCATCGAGAAGATTGAGGTCGAGAGGTCATGCCAACTCTTTCGGCTGTCGTAGCGCGACGCCGCGCGCCGGCGAGACATGCCTGACGCCGGACCACTCGGTCCCTGTGGCGCCGGCGAGGCCGGACTGCTGTCGGGGTCGTCCGGCAGCAGGCGCCGACGCAGGTAGCGCTCCGCGTCAGGGTCGCTGCAGTGGATGTTGACCCAGTGGTCGGGATGCGCGTGATGCGGCATCACGGTCTCCTCGAGGTGGAAGCCGAGCATCTGGTTGCGGGTCTTCTGCCGGCCGCGGAGCTGGTTGCCCTCGTTGTAGCTCCGGTGCATCGCCGTCAGGGCCTCATGGGGCACGTGGATTGTGGTGAATGTCGTGGGCGTGCCATGCACGTCCTGGGCGGAGCGGACTACGCGCTTCGCGTACTCGTCGCCACCGTCCTTCTGCTTGACTAGCGCCGGCACGAGCGTGCCGTCGGCCAGACGACAATGCGGCTTCTCGCGGCCGGCGTCGTCGGCCTTGAACTCAATAGAGTCGCCGTCCTCGAGCGGCGCCCAGTCGTAGAAGTGGGAGACCTCGAATTCGATGACTAGGGTCCGGGCGGCCTCCCAACCGTCCTCGGGGAGCTGCGGGATGGGTTCGGTCGACTCCTCGGGGGCAGGTGTGGTCTCCTCGGACATGCGGCTGGGCCTCCTGGTGCGGCGTTGGCTGTATGGCGGAGGCTTGCACGGAATCGCCGCGTTTGTGATGTTCGGCGCCCGCGCCTAAAAGGGGCTAATGTCCACCCGGTCCTCGTAGATCAGCCCAACCGTTTCGTCCTCGTCATTCCGCAGCGCGAAGGCCATGACAACCGCGTCGCCGTGGTCCGTGCTGCGGCCGAGGCGCTTCCGGATGTCCGCCTTCGATTCCACCTGAATCCGGCCACCTGAAACCACCCGCCAGTGCGGCGCCGTCAGATCGCCAGTGAGTCGGTCGTTCGGCGGGAGTGCGATGTCGAACCCGTTGGCCGGGTCGAGCAGTTCCCGCATCGTCCACCAAGCGGCTGAGCGCATGTTGACGAAGCCGAGCTCGCCGCTCATGTCGATCTGCTCGCTCTTCTCCGCGGCGTTGAAGGCGAACACGTCGTGCCCCAGCTCCCGCAGCCGGCCGACGACGCCGGCTCCTATGCCGATCACGTCCACTGCGGCGTAAGGCGCCTCGTCTGCCCTGGTGGCGCCGTGAAGCACTCCGGAGACG